TTGTCTGTGGATAGAAATAAGCAATTAGTAGGAAAAGTAAAGTATGGAAACAAAGAATTGGTATCTTTAGATATATTAGAAGGAGATGATGTTTGTTTCTTGCCTGAATCAGAATACGAATTTAAGATAGAGGGCGAAACTTTATACCGAATGAAAACAGAAGATATATGCGTATTGATATAAGTGTAAAAAAATTAAAAGAAGACATTATCCAAGCTGGAGAAATAGCGGTAAGAGAACTTATTAAAGTAGCCAAAGAAGATATCATAAAGTACGATGCTGAAGATGATTTAGCAGCAGACCGTTTAAAAAACGCAGCAGCCACTAAAAAACTAGCTATATTTGATGCTTTTGAAATACTTAAAAGAATACAAGAAGAACAAGCTATGCTAGAGGAAAGAAACATAGAGAAAAAATCTTATCAAGGATTTGCAGAAAAGAGATCAAAATAAATTACACAATGTTGTATTAGACACTATACCTAAAAGTGTTATTAGCACAAAGAACAAGGCTAAGACTTGGGTCTATGGTTATAATGAAAAGTATGATATAGTAGTAATATCTAAAGACGGAACTCTAGGAGAAGTTTACGACATACAAGGATTCAGAGTGGGGCTTCCGAGTCAACCAAAAACAATAAACACTAAGTTTAATAAATGGTCATCTCAGGATATACCTAAAGAATTAAGTAATATTAACACGATATTTGATTGGCAAAAAAGAGACAATTCTTTTAAGTCTAAATGGGTAAGTTATATAGAAGAAGAGTTTGATAAAAGAGATCATGGTTACTGGTTTACTAACAATGGTCAACCTATATATATAACAGGAACTCATTACATGTATTTAAACTGGACTAAGATTGATGTAGGTAAACCAGATTTTAGAGAATCTAATAGAATATTTTATCTTTTTTGGGAAGGGTGTAAGGCAGATAAAAGAAGTTTTGGAATGTGTTATTTAAAAAACAGGCGTTCAGGGTTTTCATTTATGAGCTCATGTGAAGCTGTTAATCAAGGAACTATTACTAGAGATGCAAGAGTAGGTATATTATCTAAAACTGGAGGTGATGCTAAAAAAATGTTTACTGATAAAGTGGTTCCTATATCTAACAACTATCCTTTCTTTTTTAAGCCTATTCAAGACGGAATGGACAAGCCTAAAACAGAATTAGCTTATAGAGTTCCTGCCAGTAAGATTACCAAAAAGAATATGGGAAAAACTGACGAGTTGTTTATGGATGGCTTAGATACAGTTTTAGATTGGAAAAACACTTCAGATAACTCGTATGATGGAGAAAAACTACTGTTATTAATACATGACGAAAGTGGTAAGTGGGATAAGCCTGAAAACATTTTAAATAACTGGAGGGTAACTAAAACTTGTTTAAGACTTGGTAGCAAGGTGGTTGGTAAGTGTATGATGGGATCAACTTCTAATGCTTTAGATAAAGGTGGAGAAAACTTTAAAAAACTATATCATGATTCTGATGTAACTAAAAGAAATGCTAATGGTCAAACTAAGTCAGGGTTGTATTCATTGTTTATTCCAATGGAGTATAATTTTGAAGGTTACATAGATGAGTATGGACATGCTGTGTTAGAGACACCAGAAGAAAATGTTGTAGGTGCTGACGGAGAAAAAATAAGTTTAGGAGTAGTTGATTATTGGCAAAACGAAGTAGACTCTTTAAAAAGTGATGCTGATGCACTTAATGAATTTTACAGACAATTTCCTAGAACAGAGTCTCACGCTTTTAGAGATGAAAGTAAACAGTCTTTATTTAACTTAACTAAAATATATCAACAGATAGATTATAACGATTCCTTAATAACTCAACGTGTAGTTACTAGAGGAAAGTTTATGTGGAAAGATGGCATTCAAGATACTAAAGTTTTATGGGTTCCAGATAAGCATGGAAGATTCATAGTGTCATGGATACCTACAAAAGAGATGCAAAACAATGTCATTAACAGAAACAATAATTTTCTGCCAGGTAATGAGCACGTAGGTTCTTTTGGTTGCGATAGCTATGACATATCAGGTACGGTGGGTGGAGTTGGCTCTAACGGTGCACTGCATGGGTTAACAAAATTTAATATGGATGAAGCTCCTAGCAATGAGTTTTTTTTAGAATATGTAGCTAGACCACAAACAGCAGAGATATTTTTTGAAGAAGTTTTAATGGCCTGTGTATTTTATGGAATGCCTATATTAATAGAAAACAACAAACCTAGGCTGCTGTATCATTTTAAAAATAGAGGTTACAGGGCGTTTTCTTTAAATAGACCCGACAAGAGTAAATTAAAGCTTTCTAAGACAGAAAAAGAACTAGGCGGTATACCTAACTCATCTGAAGCTGTAAAGCAAGCACACGCTGCCGCAGTGGAATCTTACATTGAAAAATACGTTGGACTAGATTTAGAAGCTGACTACAGAGATTCAGATGAAATGGGTTCAATGTATTTTACCAGAACACTAGAAGACTGGGCTAAATTTAATATAAATAACAGGACTAAATACGACGCAACTATTAGCTCTGGTTTAGCTATAATGGCTAATCAAAAACACTTATACCACACTCCTAAGAAAGAATCAAAAATAAGCATTAACTTTGCAAGATATAGTAATAAAGGTACATTGAGCACTATTATAAAGTAAAAATGAAAGAACCATCCATCTTAATTAACCAAACAAGTTTTCCTAATCAACAAGCAACAGACTCCGAAAAAGAAACTATAGAATATGGTAGGCAAGTAGGAGAATCAATACAATACGAGTGGTTTAAAAGAAGTGGTAATAGTTGTAGGTTCTATGATCAATGGGTAGAATTTCACAGATTAAGACTTTACGCTAGAGGTGAGCAGCCTATAGGAAAGTACAAAAACGAGATATCAGTAGATGGAGACTTAAGTTATTTAAATCTAGACTGGACCCCGGTCCCTATCATACCTAAATTTGTAGACATTGTTGTAAATGGAATGGCAGACAGGTTATTTGACGTGAAAGCGGTAGCTCAAGACGCTATGTCTGCAGAGAAAAAACATAAGTTTCAAGAGATTATAGAAGCAGATATGGTGGCTAGACCAATGTTAGAAGCTACAGAAGCAATGTTTGGAATAGACATGTTTAATACTCCTAAGCAAGATTTACCAGAAAGCAATCAAGAGCTGTCTCTTTATATGCAAATGAATTACAAACCAGCAATGGAAATTGCAGAAGAAGAAGCTATAGATACTATATTAGAACAAAATCATTATAAACAAAGAATACAAAAGCAAGTAAACTATGACCTTATGGTTCTAGGTACTTCATTTGTTAAACATCAGTTTCTTCCTAACTCAGGTATATCTGTAGAGTATGTAGATCCAGCTTCTTTAGTATATAGCTACACAGAAAGTCCAACCTTTGATGACTGCTTTTATTTTGGAGAAGTAAAACAAGTTCCAATAACAGAGTTAGTTAAAATTAATCCAGATATTTCTCTTGAAGAAATGGAAGAGATTTCTCAGATGTCATCTTTATGGTACAACTATTATGGAATAATAAGACCTTATCAGGATAGTTTATTTCAAAAAGACGTAGTTACTCTATTGTATTACAATTATAAGACCACACGAAAAATGGTTTATAAAAAGAAGTACATGGATAATGGAGGTGAAAAAGTAATAAGAAAAGAAGATTCGTTTAATCCTCCAGTTGAAGACCAGGAAAGATTTGAGAAACTAGAAAAAAGAATTGATGTATGGTACGAAGGTATCATGGTTATGGGTACTCAAAAAGTTATAAAGTGGGAATTAGCCAAGAACATGGTAAGACCTAAGTCAGCTTCACAATATGCTTTACCTAATTATATAGGAGCAGCTCCTAGAATGTACAAAGGTAACATTGAATCTTTGGTTAGAAGAATGATTACGTTTGCTGATTTAATACAGGTAGTTCACTTAAAACTACAACAAGTTATTTCCAGGGTAGTTCCAGATGGTGTTTTTATAGATGCTGACGGACTTAACGAGGTAGATTTAGGAACTGGAGCAGCATACAACCCTGAAGACGCTTTAAAGTTGTATTTTCAAACGGGTAGTGTTATTGGTAGAAGTTATACTCAAGATGGTGAATTTAATAATGCTAGAGTTCCAATACAGGAATTAGGCACCAATAGTGGTCAGGCAAAAATGGCTAGTTTAATAAGCACTTATAACCATTATTTAAATATGATTAGGGATGTAACCGGATTAAACGAGGCTCGTGATGCTTCTACTCCGAACCCAGATGCTTTAGTAGGATTGCAAAAATTAGCTGCTTTAAATTCAAATGTAGCTACTAGACACATATTAGAAGGAAACATACAGATTACACAAAAACTAGCAGAAGCTTTATCTTGTAGAATTGCCGATGTCCTAGAATACGCAGAGTTCAAAGAAGAGTTTGCTATGCAAATAGGTAAATACAATGTATCTATATTAAATGACGTAAAGGATTTATATCTTCATGATTTTGGAGTGTTCTTGCAAGTAGCGCCAGATGAAGAACAAAAAGCTCAACTCGAAGCTAACATTCAAATAGCAATGCAGCGTGACCAAATATCATTAGAAGATGCAATTGACATCAGAGAGATTAAAAACCTTAAGATGGCCAATGAATTATTAAAGCTTAAACGAAGAAAGAAGCAAGAGCAAGATGTAGCTAGAGAGAATCAAAAAATGGAAATGCAAGGTCAAATGAACATGCAATCTCAGCAAGCAGCTTCTCAATCTAAAATGCAATCTATACAGGCAGAGATGCAAGCTAAGATAGAAATAGAAAAATCAGAAACAGAATTTGCTATACAAAAACTACAACAAGAAGCAATACTTAAGAAAGACTTAATGGCTGAAGAGTTTATGTATCAGATGCAATTAAAAGGTGTAGATGTAGGTAGTCTTCAAGAAAGAGAGAGACAAAGAGAGGATGCTAAATCTTCTAGAATATCAAAACAAAACACCGAACAGTCTAAACTAATACAACAAAGACAGGATAAACTTCCTCCAATAAACTTTGAATCAAACGAAGACAGTTTAGACGGCTTTGACTTCGCAGAGTTCAACCCGAGGTAGAAGTAAAAAAAAGTTAGTAACTTTGTACAATTAAATCAAATCAAATCAAATGGATAATATAAAAGTAAGAGCTCTAGACGGGGATGAAGAAAAGT